ACATTTTTAATATCATAAACAGTGTTTGCCATAATTCCATTATATCAAAAAAAAGACCCACCAGTTTGACTAGTGGGCCCTTCTTTTCTTTATTAAGTTTTTTATGAACCTTGGATTGTACGGTCAATAATTTTTCCGTAAGATCCTGTTGAGTCTTCTGGTAGAAGACGGAAAGTAACATCAAACATTGTTGCTGTGTCACGCTTTGCTGATACTGTAACATTTTCAATAGAAAGTGCACGGTATGCAACATAAACACGCTCAACGCTAGATGACTCGTCACAATCACCTGTTCCTGGACCTACTGCAATCAAAGCACGCTCTACTGGACATTCACCGATATCGCCAGAAGCGAGGTTGAGTGTGCGTCCTGCAGATGTTGTTTTGCTGCCTGAAAGATCATCGCCTTGTCCTGCGATTGAGAACAATAGATTTTCTAGAGTTGCTTCTGCAAAAGAAGTAGCAAGTGTTACTTGCATACCTTGTTTGTAAAGTTTTGCAACGTCAAGAATTTGGTCTACTTGAACTTCGCCGAAATCAGGTTGGAATGTGATTTCAATACCATTACTTGTATATCCTACGTTTTCAATTCCGCCAGCGATATTAGCGCTATTAGATAGAGTCGTTTTGTAAGACTCAGTTGAAACGAAAGCAGGGACAGTTCCTGGTGTTAATGTACTATCTGCTGTAAACAGTGCAGCAGCGCCAACGATAATATCGCTAGATGTACCTCTTGTATATGCCATTTATTCACCTCTTTTTGTGGTTAGTATATGGACGATTTGTTTCCTCATCCATAATTATACAGCCTTTTATTATGATTCTTCTTGTGGCCATTGTGGATGTAATGGCCTATCAAATTCAAGAAAGTCTATATTGTCTTTTAGATGATAGTCGTATTCTACTATGTACTTGTGAACACTTCCCCTTCTGTATCCGTCCAACTCAACCAAGTCTTGAGACTCGTCTGCTTGAAAGACCCTGATGCTTCTAAAAAATACTTTCATGGGTAACTCTTTTGCAACAAGGCTTGCTTTGTTATCGGTCATCCATTTATTTAAATCTTGAGCAGAGTAGTCTTCTCGATCTAGGACCGCTAGCATTACATTTCCAATATTAGTACAACTTTCAATATCTCCGTATACTGTATACAAAACTTGCTCTCTTTTGCCTACTGGAAAAGCGCTAGATCTTAGGCGCATCATTCGGTCATAAAATAAAACAGCAGGAAGTTTTTCATTTGCCGATGTCTGTAAATCCTGATAAATGTCTGAAATATTAACTGCTTGTGCTGCAGGCAAAAATGGAATATATGATGGTACATTTGGATTTATAGCCATGTTTATATCTTCATATTTACTAAATTGCTCATGCAAATACTCATTGATATATGATGCTGGAAAATCAAAGTTTGCTCTGGCGAGTACCATATTACTATTCTACCTCAACTTTTGCATTAACCATCCATTTAAATCCCGTTGCTTTTCCTACTGACCTACCGCCTTTAATTCCTGCTGTAAAATTCTTTTTATATATCTTAGGATTATCTAGGTATTGATAAAGGCCTGTTGAGGTTAAAAATGATTGAGCAAAGTATGTGTTCATAAATCCATCAAATACTTTTTCGTAAGACCCTTTAACCTCTCTTCCTCCAGGGGAGTTATTAACTATTGTTTTTTTAGTAAATACTGTGACTCCGTCGTCCTCAAAAACAAGGACATTGCTATTCTTTGGCTTTATAACAACAGGAACTCCTTCTTCCATAATTTTTGCCTTATTATAAAATGGTTCATAAGATCCAGATTGAATAGATTGAGATTGTCTAAATTTAGAAGTAATAGATATTCCTAGACTTGTTACTCTATATTCAATGTCAAACAATCTTTGTCCCCTATTGCCTGTTTGGTACCATTCATATACGTGGTGCAATGCTTGTGGGTTACCTCTTGCCATAGCGTCTATGTATAATTTTAATCCCTCAATAGTTCCCCTTGCAAGATTATCTAAAAATATTTTTTTGCCATCTTCGGCTCCTTCTAAAAATCCAAAGGAGTACTCAACCATATTGTCTAGTTGTTTTTGAAAAAGTTTAGTATTTAACCTAACTAACATTAATCTACCGACGCTTGGCTTTCGGTACGTCTCCAAACCATCTGATATGACTCTACGTTTCCAAAAGGGCCGACAAAGGGCTGTATTGTTGCAATTTCATAGATTGTACCTTTTCCAGAACGAATACCAGATGTTTCTTTATATATCATATTTCCATGCATATCTCTTACGTTTGTAATCAATATGTCAGTAATTGCATATGGCTTATCAAGAGATGAAATTCTTAGATCTGTTGAGGATCTTGCAATTAGTTTGTTGTTAAGTTGAGAAATCATTTTTGGATCTAATTCTTCAATATTTTTTCTAGTAGAAGGGGCAGCATTGCAGGCAATTGTTCTATCGACTAGCCATTCTTTTTTTATTTCTCCATAACCACCTTGGGTAGATATTGCATAATAAATATCTGCACACATTGGATGTATAAAGTCATTTGGTTCGCATAACATTAAATCACTCCAGGTTTGACAATATTGGTTACATATTTGTCTAAAATTTTATCAACTATCATGTTTCCAGTACCTTCTAAAATTTTCTTATTAAATTGAATTTTATATTGATCTGTGTCGTATGAAGTAACATATCTTTTGTAGTAATCTAATTTTCCACATTTTAAATCTTCTATTAATAAAGTAGTGGCATATTTTACATCTTCGGGAACTGTTTTATATCCTGCGTCTAAAACAAAAATATAATCATATCCTCTTGGGAAGTCTACAATTCTTCCACTTCCAACAGACCCCAAATCTCCGTATGCTGGTGGTAACACAATTGAACCTTGTTCAACACGGTTATACTGTGAATCAAAATAACGTTGTATTCCTGAGTTGTCGGCTGTAATATTAAATGTGTATATGTTGTCATCTGGAGTTTCAAAATCATAAATTAAAATATTATTTTCGTATACTTTTAAAATTTTGTTAAACCTTTTCCAAATACTAAAATAATCAGAGCCTTGACCGACTCCTTGAATTATTTCTTTTGAATTATAAAAACCACCCTGGACAACTGTATCTATAATTGATCTAGCAATCATCTCTAACTGTGTGTATTCTGATACTTCAGATGCGGTTGATCCAAGCAGGTTTGGGTCAATGTATGGTCTTTTTATTTCTATTGTGTCCTCTATAACAATGTTTTCATCTTCGTCTAATACTTGAAACAAAAAATTTCTATCCAATAATAAATCTGACTGGGGAAATGCATATGTAACTTTAGAGCCTGTCGTAGATGTTACATTTGAACTCTGTAACACATGATCTGCCAAATCTTCAACGTAAATTGTATAGTCACTATTTGCATCTGGAACATCCCAGGTAGTTACTTTAGGGTATGTAGGAACTCTTAATATATCCATGTTATAGACCGTACTCCTTTGCTACCTCTTCTGGACTTGCAATTCTAATCCCTGGCCTTGTAAGCCATTTTTCAGCATTAATTCTTTCTACTATGTTGTAGCCTTTTAATATTTTTCCAAAACCTGAAGAGTATATGTTTTTGTTAGAATATATGGCTACGTTGTCTTTTACGGGCTTTTCTTTTTTTTCTTTGATTTCTGAGAATGACTCTGAAGATGCAACAACAGTACCAAATACATTATCAGCAATTGGTCCAAGGGATTGTATATTTTTTTGTTTAACATCAGACATAGTATCCTCCTTCTTGTATTATATCATTATAAATAGAAAAGGGGGACAAGAGAATTAACTCTCATCCCCCAAAAACTGTTTACAGATTAAGAATCTGAAGCAGCGTCAGCGAACGCAATTGCATCCTGCTCTTCCCATTGAATACCAAAGCGAACAAATACTGTATATTCTACAGTGTCTTTCTTTGCCTTGTACTCACGGTTAACAGTGATATCACGTTGGAAACCCCATACACGGTTTGCTGGGAATGTAAGATCTACATAGCCTGCAGGGTAGTAAGGAACTTCTTGAACCGCAACACCAAGAACACGAGTTGTACGTGCTCCACCGAATGTTTGGCCCATTCCATCTAGGTAGTCTTGACGATTTGCTTGAGTGCTTCCTGGTACTTGACCAGCAAAAGCCTCTGCAACTGCATCTGCAAGAGTACCATTGTTCTTAACAATACCTTGGAAAGCATCTGTACCAGCATAGAACTTTAGGTTCTGCTTGATAGCACGATACTTACGTGGCATTGCTAGGATGATATCTTGCATAACGCCTGTTGTCCAAGCATTATCTACTACGGTCACTTCTGACTCGTGAGCATCTCCATCTGTCTTGACCTTATTAACGAAACCATCCATAATTGAAAGGAATGATCCTGTTGATCCGTCACCATTAATGGCTAGATCTTCAATGTCATTACCAAATGCGTTTGTCATAAGACGAACGATGTGGTCTTCTAGTTGTGCACCTTCGATGTTATCTTCTAGTGCTTCTGCTGCAACTTCCCAATCTAGACGAATCTTCTTGGTTGTAAGTTCTACCTTACTGAATGTTGCTCCTGCGTTAGTGTAGTCACCAACTGCTTGTGAAGCAGCACGGATTACACGCTCACCAACGTTAACTTTTTCAAGTTCCATGGTGTTAGCCTTCATTGTTACACGACGACCATCTTGAGCAAGTACTGTTGCGTCCCAAACATAGTCAATAAAACGACGTGCTTGTTCTGGACGAAGAATACCGCTTCCGACATCACCTGAAGGGTTTACTGCGTTTGCGCCTGTTGTTACGCCTGCTAGTGCGACTGGAATATTTCCAAGTTCTCCACCATCACCGTAATTTCCCGGTACGTTTGCTGCTGCGTCTGAACCTGATGCGAATGCACCCTGACCTTGGTAAAGGCCTGGAGTTGTTCCGCCCAGTTGTCCGCTTGTACCTGGCTGGTTTTTCTTAATTTCTTCCGACATTATTACACCTCCTAAGTGATTTATCTAAATAGATCGGCTGTTTTGAGGAAACGTCCGCCCCATAGGGATTTCTCAACCATTTCTGGTTGTTCCTGAACAATCTCACCGAGATCGCCAGATTTTCGGAATGCTGTATCTGCTTCAACGGCATCTACACGCTTTCCAAATTCATTAAACTCATCTCTTGTTGCAGAAACATCTTGTGCTACTGCTCCAATTGATTTTGTAATTGCATTAACCTGCTCTTGCAGAGACTTAACGGTTGCAACTAGATCGCCAAAGGCTGATGTGAGAGTATTGTTGATTTCTGTAACTGCTTCTGCAATTACTACATCAGACTTAGATACTTCTTCAGTCTTAACTTCAGAAACTACCTCTTCAGACTTAGTAACTTCTGAAACTGTTGGCTCTTCTGCCTTAGTTACTTCTGCTACCACAGCCTGCTCGGTTGTTAAAATTGTTTCTGCTACAACATCTTCTGATTTTGTAACTTCAGCAACTTCAACTACGGCATCTTCTTGTGGAGCGACCTGAACATCTTCAACAGTAGCAATAGATTTCTCAACAATTTCTGTTGCTTCTTTTTTTGTTGTTTTTGCCATAGGATTTTCCTCCTTGTCTATCTTAGAAATACTTGTGCCATTAGCACTTTCAACTAAGAACTTGATCATGCTTGTTTTCTCGTTGTCTGTTTTTTCAACGAAACCTATGTTTTGCATTTGAATACCAGAGGTAGGGCTTAATTCTGATTCATTTTCTGAAACCATAACAATTCCAGATTCTTTATCCCAAAAAACATTTTCAATTGGTGTATCCATACCTTTTACAATATCTACACCATCTACTTTTTCTACAGAAACAATATTTGCAAATTGGTTTGCTGGACTATCAACTAGTGACAATTCTACTAAATCATAATCTTTAATAACTCTAATTTGTTTTTGTACTTGATCGTCATATGCTTCGTCCCATTTATTCATTTTTCCACCTATTGAAAATCCTGTGTATGTTCCATCTAAAACTTTTTCCCATGCATTTTGTGCACCCTTTGAAATATATGCAGAAACTAAAACTCCGTTGTACATTTTTTCTGATTTTGTATCATAATATTTATCTTCTTTAAACGAAACCATTTTTCCAACAGCAGATGGCTGATGCATTTCACGAATGTTTCCACGAAATTTTTTAAATGCTTTTAAACTTGCTTCTGTTGTAACAATGTCATCTTGTTTGTCAACGTTATCTAATGTGGCAAAGCCTGAAACTGTGCGTCTTTCTTTATCTACCTTACTAAAAGGCATTGAAAGTCGAAGTTGCTCGCCCTCAGTGTTCCATTGGGCCTTAGTTATAATCATCTTACTGTATAGTATAAGGCACTTTTTTTACAATATCTCAATTATTGAGACGCTCTGCCAGAACCCTTTGGATTTCTACCAGAAACTGTTGCTGCCCCGTCAGATTGAGTATTTGTTCTTTCAGAATCTCTTTGTCGATTTGCAGTGTCATTTGCTGCGTCTTGTGGTTTTAATTGAAATGGTTCATCTCCATGTGGCGCTTGAGGGAGTCCAAGTTGCTGTCTTGCTTCGTTTGGAAGCATAACTTGAGTCTTTACGTATCTTTCAAGAATTTGAGATTGAGCAATTTCATCTGTAAGTGTTAGTTCGTTAAATTTAAATTCTAAAATATCAGTTTTTTCACGAATAACTTTATTAATCATTTTTTCTATTTGGCGCTGTGCTGGTCTTGCAACTTGCTCTTTAAATGTACGATCTTGGGATAGGGCTGCTGCAATTGCAGAAGAATCAGATCCCCCTAATTTTGATAATGGAACTTGATGAGCAATCAAAATATCATCACGATTTTGTTTTCTGTATTCTTTAAAAGAACCATCTTGAATACCATTTTCAATTGGCTCCATTTTAAACTCAACCTTATTGTTATCGCTATCTCCGGGAAGAGGAATATAAAGAGTTCTATGAGATTGTCCTTTTAAATTTGTCTGCAAAAATCTAAACATCTTATCTTCAGCATCTGAAGAAAGTTTTGCTCCTTTTAATGTAACAACATATCTTGGAACAGCCTTGTTAGAAAAATAATCTATATTGTATTGAGATGCCAACTGATCTCCATGTAATGAAGAAATGGCAGAAATAATATCTGGCACTCCATAAAATGTGTTTAATGGAGAGTATTGTTTTAAATGAATAATTTCATTTGGACGATTGTCTAGTGTGACTGGATTAGGATTTTTAGCCCCAAAATTTCTAAAATAAACTACCTTGTTTGCAATAATTTGAACAAAACCATCACGCATGCGACGCACACGCATTGTTGTTGCAGGAATATGTCCAACATACCCAATTTCTCCTCTTGTAGTTCTTCCAATTTCTAGGTAACCATTTCCTGTTGCTTGCACGTCTGTATAAACTTTTTCCATAGTTGTTGTAAATGAATCATCTGTATTTAAACTTTCTAGCCAGTCTGTAAGTTCAATTTTTGATCTTTCAATTCTTTTACGAGCACGGTCGGTTGATGCAGTATCCATAGATGCTTCTAGTTTTAACATTGTTCTGGGAGAAATTTCAAATTTGTAACCAAGTCCAACAATATTCTCTACTTTTGCATCGATTGCTGCATGGTTAGCAAAAGATGTATCGTAATAATTTGCCAATTCATAAACGTTCCATGGTGGGGTAATAACATCAAATAAACCATAAGCATTTCTATACAAAACTCCTGGATTAATTTCTTTAGATTTTGCGTCATCACGTCCTGAACTAATTGCAAGAGCACTATTCATGTATGCTGGACTTGCTTCTACTTTGGACATTCTTGCAGCACGTCTTTTAAAATTATTATCTAAACCAGTTAAATTTTTTAATTCATCCCAAGTTTTATTAAAAGGATCGCTTTTTTTAAATTGATCATTTATATCAACTAACTCATCAATGCTTGCACCAATATTGTATTGCGTTTCTTCACTCATTAGTCGTCTGATCCCCATTTCTTTACTGTTTGCTGCGCTGCGTGCACTGCTCCTAAATCGTTCATATTTGGTATTAGCCCTTGAGACATTCTGTCTTTTTGTTCTGAATATTCTTCTTCTGAAATTCTATTTAAACCTGGAACAAAAATGCACTCACCGTCTCCTGGGTCTCCATAGTGTTTTGCGGCATTTTTTAATTCTGATATTTTTGATATGTCCCCTTTCATAGCGGGAATATTTAAAACAGATCCAGTTCCATCGGTAAACCATTTTCCATTTGATTTCTTATAAACATAAAGGCCCCAATCATAGTATTTATCAATTACTTTTATACGAGACTCTCCAACTTGGCCCTTCATTTTAGGCAAGGCTTTACTCTTTTTAGGCTTATTATTTAAATTCATAACCATCAGTATACCATATTAGACTGGTGTTACGGTTTGTGTTTGCCAAGACATTTCAGAATATATTTTAACAGAATCTGCAATAAAATTCAAACTTTCAGAAGTATTGCTATCGATGACAAATTTATTTCTGCCAATATATGCTTCATATACGCTTGCTGGGTTTACTCCATATAATTCTGAAGAGGACAAAACCAACACCCCGTCCCAATTATAAGATGTATACCAATATGTCCAATATAAGTCTGAGGACCCACTATTTTTTACTCTAAGCCACGGCCTGTAGACTTTGCTCTGAATCTCTTGCAAAGCAGTAGATTGATAACTGGCAATGTTATTAAATACAAAGGGCCCATTTAAATTTATATGCCCCAAAAAGTTATCCATATTAATGCTACTTGCAAAAGAAACACCAATAACAGACCACTCTTTTGCTTCTAAAATTGGATCTTTTACTAAGTTTCCATTAATATAAAATGCAAGCCCATTTACTTGTTGCCCAGTTGCCTTATTGACTGCAAACAATTTTCCTCTATTTCCCCTTTGACTGGAGGCAGAAACAAAAAATTGAATTATGTCATTTTTATGTTCTAACTCAAAAACTTGCGTTGCACCATAAGGAAACTTATCAAAATCATATCTTAGCCACATTTGTAAGGCAGTTACTCGATAATTATTTGAAAGGCTGCTATTTATTGGAATTCCAATACCTCTATTTACGTATGGGTGAAACGATCCTCTTACCTCTATTCCACTTTTTCTTGTTGAGTATAAGTACGGAACACTTTCTTTAAAAATACTAATTGGGTTTTTTGCTTTATAGTCATAATAAATTCCAGATTTTTTGTATGGGTATATTGGAGTTCCAAACCTTGTTCCAATTTTAGTTGCACTGTTATGGTCAAATGCTTGTGATGCAATTTCTAATTTTTTTAAACCTAGATTTTTGTTTTGAGTTCCTTTTAAATTAAAAACTAAATGAACAACAACCGCTAATAAATTAAAATCTACACCTGTTGGCGGATAAATAATTGTGTTATCTGCAACCTCAAAAACTGTATTTTGCCAATTTGAATAATTAGATATATCTAATATTTTATCATTTCTTAATGCTTGGACAATAGAAAACTCATTTAAGTTCTTATTAGCCCCTGCCGTAATATATTGAATACTTATATAACTTTTGACTGCAGAGTTGTCTGTATTATAAAAATATGATTTAATAGACTGTTGCTCAATGTCCTCATAGTTTTCCCAGCCAGAAAAAAGAGCATTATCTAATTGGTTGTAAGATTGTTGAACAGTATGATCATATCTGAGTTCTAAATCATTATAATCCCATGGCGCTTGTTGCTCTGTAGAATAAATAACTGTAGGGGATGGATAATCAATATTGAACTGTAACAAATCAAGATCGTAATGGTTTTTTCCTTCTAGGTCATCAATATAAGAACCAAAATATGATAAAGGTATGTAGTCTTCCCAATACCCAGCAGATGCTGTGTCTAAATAAAATTTGTTGTATCTTAATTCAGGAATTAAAGTATACGTAGATGTGTGGGCCATAAAACTATTTCCGGCTTCTACATCTGCTAAGCCGTTTATTTCAAATAGGCTAGAAACCAAACTTGAGTTATAATTGCTAAAAATATGAAATTTATAAAATTTGCCTTTAAAATTTTCAAGACCACTATGATTTGCCCCCAAATAAACTCTTAACCTATTTTTACTTCCAAAAAATGTTGATAGGTTAGAGCCAAAATATTCAATCATTTTTGCTAACTTAAAACCTATTGGTAAATATGCATTTGGCAATACCGAAGCACTTTCATTTAGCACTATAACGTTATTGTTATATGAAAAATAATATTTTATTACGTCATCTTCGAGTGTTGCTTTAAAATAATTTCCATTGTCAATATTGTAGATTTCAAAAATTGTTTGTATATCTTCCGATGCCTCTTCAAACTTTATGACTCCGACAAGGCCATGAATGTCTTCTTTTATGATAGAAAAATTATCAAAATATGCATATGTTTTTTTATTATTCCAGTCTTCATTTGGCCTAAATGTAAAATAATTAACGGACTCGTTTTGAACTAAAGAGTTGTCATTTAAAAATTTTTCATTTGTATAATCATCTAAAAACATTGTTGGCAGATTGTATTTTGCAAGAGACATAGTTTTTGCTGTAATAGAAAGATTGTCGGTTGTTGCCTGTGACCACTTTCCTATATCTGGATATGTATAGTTTGCCGCATATTCTGCAAACGGATAATCAATATATGCTGACGTTGCTCCATATGCCGAATTGATACTTTCGGGAGAGGTTACTGCTTGACCATAAACCCATCTTTTTTTTGCCACAAGGTCTGCAACTAGGTACGAATAAATAGCAATACAATCTATCTCATAGGGATAAACATTTTCATAAGAATAAAAGCCTAGCCAGTCTAATTCTTTGTTAGACTCATTAAACTCTAATGGCAAATCTATATTTGACATATCAATATTTAAAGCAATAACTTGTTCTCCATTTATTAATAATGAAGCATTATTTGAAGAAAGTTTTATTTGAACAAGCATTGGCCTGTACCATTCTCCAACATAGTGAGATGCAAAATGTTTTCCAATGACAAGAGTTATAAAGCCATCTTCTACATATAAGCCATCTGTTGACCCAATTGGTCCAAAAATTCTTAATGCGGTATTTGAGTCAGGGCTAATTTTTATCCACATCTCTATTGTGTATTCTTTATATCTTCCAGTTTCATTTAGAAAGCCAAAACCTGGAATAATTAGTGATGGATTATTTTCATTTGGAATAATTTTTGTAATACTGTCAGATCCATAGACCATCGGAATGCTTGAGTTTTTTGCAGTTAAACTATTATTATTTACTAAATAATATCCATTTTTTATACCTAAAGCATAAGAATTTAAGTCTACAACGCCATCTATCCCAGTTAATCCAATGTTGGATGGAAATGGAGAAACTGTCTGTCCTAAAGAAGTTGTATTAAAATTTTCAGAACATTGTGCAACAGTTATTCCATTAGTAAAAATTTGATAACTATCTGTAGAAGCAGCCCCTCCCTCAAATTTTATTTTTAATATTGGTCTAAAGGATGTAACTTGATCTGGAAATATTGAGGTGTGAGAAATAAAAATCCATTTTCCAAAAATACCAGAAGAGTACTGAGTAACCTTTTCAATAGTTTCAGCAGAAGAAGTATCATTATATTCAAACCCAATTGATACTGATTTCAAGTATGGGCTATCTGTATAGATATAACATCCTGTAGTTAGAGTTTCTAAATCAAAGTTTAGTTCATTTAAGTTTTCTAAATCATCCCCGACAAATTTAATTTCTTTTTCTGTGCCAACAAAATCGTCAAATTCAACTAAGTTCAGTATGCTGTTTGCAAAAGGCTTGTTTAAATCTTGGCTACTAGATATGACATTCGCACCAACAAAGTCCCAGTTTATTAAATTTCTTTGTGTATTGGAAATTAAAGATAGATAATCGACGTCATCGTCTAATGACCAAAGACCTATGGGGTGCTCTGCAAAAATTTTTTCTGCATATAAATTAGATTTAATAGACATTGTTAGTCTATTTTATCATATTAACGGTTTTCCCAAAGAGGATTTCCCCAATAGATGTCCTCATACTTTAAACCTGGATAGGGAGACTGTCCAGTTGGAGCATTCCAAAAATCAGATATAAACATTGGTTTTTTTTCAACAGTAGTAATCTCTCTTGAAAATTCCTCAGTTTCTGGGAAAATTATACAATCTCCAGCAATCAAATTTTTTGCAATTTTATAGTTATTAAATTTAAAGATTCCTCCATCATGGCAATCATTCCACTTTATAATTGACCTAAACACATTTTCAGGCCTATCTGCTGAATGACCTGCTGAAATATTTTTTCCTGGGGCATATCTCATAATATAACTCTTTCCTAAAATAGGTGGGTCATATTTAATTCCAGACATTTGAGAAACGGCTTCCTGTATTGCATTACAATATTTTTCAAAGATAGAAACAACCTCTCTTGGCATATCTCCATAAGTGGTTATGTCAAAGTTTATTCCTTCTTGGCTAAATAGAGGGTCATGTAATGGGATATGATCTTCTTTAGTATTAAATTTAACTGAATCAACAAATTTGCCAATTAGTTCTAAGTTTTCTGCTGTTGCTACATTTATTATTTGATAATTCATTTTATCTCCTTAGTAAAACTTAATTTCGCAGGCATCTGTACTACAATAAGCCTCGCCCTGTGCTTCTAAATTTTTTACGCCATCGTAAATAGCAGACCAATCAATCTTTCCAATTTTTCCAACATAAGAATTATATTCTTCTTTGGTTATTTGAGTATAAGGTTGCTGTGGATATGTTTTATTTCCCATGGGCAAGAATGATACTGCTTTTAATTGCCCCTCGTACATGTGTAAGGCGGGAGCAATAAACTTAGACTCTGTTTCTTTATCAAATGAAAGTGTTACAGATACCCCATTGTCTGACCAATATTTTTGAGCAGTTGCTGCTAGACCAATTTTTTCAAAAAGACTTACATCTTTTTCAGATCTTGGGTGCCCAGATGCTACTGGGAAATATACTACTGAAGTGTTTGCTGATACTACATCATCTTCAATTTTATATCCTGCTGCTTTAAATAAATGCATCATTGGATCTGTATTGCCAAACCTTATAGCACGAAGATAAAATTCTCCTCCTGGACCCCAATGAACTCCTGGAGTAGCACCAGAAAGCAATGAAACAGAGCCAGAAGGTTTGACGGTAGTTACACGAATTGACTCTCTAACGCATAGCCATTCCGAATAACTATGGTCATATGAGCGAATCTTTCGATACCCTTCATCCATCCATTGTCGTACCGTTGGCATACCTTTAGTGTCTGCAAAAGATGCAATTCCAGTTAAAGATGTTCCAATACGACGATTACGTTGCATAATTCCATTTGTGGTTTGCCAGTGTGTTGGCATGAGTGTTACAGTTTTGCCATATAGATATGCAAACTTCAATGTGCGTAAAAAATCTTCTTTGTCTTCATGTCTATTAAGATGAACTTCTACTAATGTGCAAAGTTCGTAAGACTCTAGTGGTTGTTCAGCGCAAGGATTAAATCCCATGATACGAGAATCTTTTCCATCTGCAGGATCTGCAAGGCGTCCATAGTTACGAGCAACATCTAGCCAAATAAAACCTGGCTCTCCGTTATCTACAATTAGGTCAACATAGTCTTCATATTTTGTTCCAACTTCTGCTGAAATAGAATTATTAGACATCCAGGCCCATCCTGGATTTTCTGAATCAAAAGAATTTCTATCTGGAAAAACCTCTGCATTTTTTAAATTAATAAAATCTTTATCTTCTGGTAACCCTAAAGCCAATGTAGCAGAACGACGAACATTTCCAGAAACAACACATGTGCCAATAAGGTTTACAATATCTACTATTGCACGAGAATCAAGTGTTTCTCCTGCTCTACCACCAATTACTTTATCTATCTTATTGTGTAATGCAATAAGTGGTCCTGGGCCGCTGGCAACCCCTCCAAAGCCTTTTATAGGGGCTCCTAGAGGACGGATAAGGTCATAGTTAAACTTTTGTATAGCCTGATTAGGGCGCAGGTATGAATTTAAAAGCATTCTTACAGAATCTACCCAGCCTTCACGAGTATCTGGAATATCCCAGATATTTTCTGGTTCTGTTGGAGAGTAAATAGACATTTCTTTATCTTGTCCAAGAGTATCGAACCCTACTCCTATGCCTAACATTAATGCATCCATAACCCAAGCGAACAATGCTCCTGGATCGTTTCTGTCAATATCACGGGTAGAGACCATTGCACAATTTTGAAGAGATGCAGAGTTACGGCTTTCCATAGTCATTGGAGTTCCAAAAGCCCAAAGACCACGACCAGGTGGTGTCCATTTTAATGTAAATAAACGGTCGTATGCTTCTTGAGCAGATTTTTGAGCCTTATAATCATTCCACGGGAGTCTATTTTCTTTAGCATGATTTTTTTGTACTGAATACATTCCTTCAACTACACGTTTGCAAACTTCATGCCATCTTTCTTTAGTCCCATCTTCTTTCATCCTAGAATAAGTACGAATAAAAGTGATTTCTCCTAAAGAGTTAGTAGCAGCATCTTTAAATCCAAAAGGAGGTTCTGTTTGTTTATAACTCTCTAGGAATTCTGGCGATAATTTAAAAGAAAAAAAGTCTAACATAGGCGTAAATCCTCCGAATTTATTTGAATAATTAGTAGTGTAAGTATAGCAGAGTTTTTTAAATTATAAAACTCTGTCTAAAGTTAAAGTATAGAGTTTTAAAGTTTAACAAACTGTCCAGATTTTATAATAACACAAAACTATTATCATTATAGGTTTCTATAGGATCTATATTTTTATTAATAGGAAAAATATCGTATGCAATTGTAATCCTATCCTTTGAAAGATTCCAAGGAGCCATAGCATGTGCGTGGCCTGTTTCTGAAAGAATTGCAACATTGTTTTTATTATTAATAATTACATCTTTACCAAAAATTTTATAATATGTTTTAGAAGGCTCTGCTGAAACCGAATAATAGCCATGAAGAAATGGGAAGCCTTCTCCTCCATGATCGTGCCAAGGCATTTTTTCTATCATCTCTTCAGTTATCTCAATATCCTCATTTGTACTATTTTTTACACTATATAAATTAAACCATCCATGAATAGAAAAGTCTTGATCTTCAAAATTTACACCATAATACTCGCAAGCCTCAATAGTCATAGATCTTATAGATTTTAATAAATTAATTAATGCTGGATGTTTAAAATTAAATATATTGTAATACTCGGTTGTCATTGATGGAATTCCATCTTTTTTATCAATAAACATTTCCTTTGGAAATTTAGTCATTGTATGATCTGTAACCTCATTAATCTTAAAAAATTGCTCGGCATATATTAAGTAATTAACTTTATGCAGAAATGAGTATAAATCTTCTAAGTCATTATCTAATTCCCTAGAAAAAAATTTATGCTGTTTTTTCAAATGATTTTTCATGATAATGGAATCCATTTTCCTGGTTTGCCACCAGACATCATAGCAGATGGAACTATATCATAGGCAATTGTTATTCTTGGGTTTTTTTGAAACCAATCATCTCTTCCATGTGGGTGACCAGTTTCTGAAATAATTGCTCTATTGTTTTTATTTACATTTTCAAAAATTTTATCTTCATTTCTGTCTATTTTATAAAAAGTAGAAGATGGCTCTGCATCTACACAGTAATATCCATGAAATGCTGGTGCGCCAATTCCATTCATATGATCATGAAAATGATTTGGATACTTTAATGGATTAACTCCCCCATTTTTTCCTTCATTTGGAGTTTCCTGGTCTAAATTGAACCATCCGTGAATTAAATATTTTTCTTTATCCATATCTATTTCATAATATTCACAAACATCTTTCATTAATTTTCCAAGAGACTTGTAGAGTTGATAAATGCCTGGATGAATAAAAGTAAAAATATTATAATGATCAATGCCTAACTTTGTTAAAGATCCCATCCCTTTTCCATGCTTAAGCATTTCTTCTTTTGAAACATTTAGAATATTTTCATCTAAAATTAAAGATTCCATATCAACTAGATAAGACTTAAGACTATTTAAATCATTATCTAAAACAACATTAAAAAATTTTTGTGGTTTACTCATGCCAGTGGAATCCAGTGCTGTTCCCAATTATGCATAATTCCTTTAAAAGGAATAACATCATAGGCAATTGTTATTCTTGGACCTTCCCAGTCCCAATCAGCCATGGCATGGGGATGGCCAGTTTCAGAAAGAATGGCTCTATTATTTTTATTTATATTTTCAAATTCTTTATCAAATACTTTGTAGTGAGTTGTTGATGGTTCTGCTTTTACAGAATAATAACCGTGAAACCACGGAGCGCCAGAGCCACCATGTTCGTGCCAATCAAGTTTTCCGGTGTGATTGTAATTAACATTAAACCAACCTTGTACCCAAAAATCCTCTTTTTCAAAATCAAGATCATAATGTTTACAGGCTTCAATAGTCATAGACCTTACAGATCTAAACAATTTATGAATTGCTGGATGATAAAATTGAAAAACATTATATTTATTCCATTTGCTTGTAGTTATACTTCCAGAAGAGTCCCAAAGCGTCTTTTCATCTTTATCATTTTTTAATATTTCGCCTTTTTTAATACGTTCAGATTGTATAATTAAAAAATTTGATAAATTATCTAGGTCAGAATCTAAAGTTCTTTCAAAAAATTTATGAGGAACGTTTTTATTTTGACTAGTGCTGTTTAAAGAAATATTTTCGTACATTTAGTCTCCATTTCTTTATATAGTATATCATAAAGATAAATGAGATTTTTACTTATTATGTACTAGATAATCTCCAGCAATAAACCAGTCTTGTGGCTCACAGTTAAACTGATAGACTACGGACTCTGAAATATCAGTTGTTATAGATACAATTTCTATTTCTGAAAAAGATCCATCTTGTTCAACTTTTATTAAAATATCTCCTTCTTCTATTTCAGAAGCATTTTTAACAACATAGGATGACCCCACTTTAGCAAAAAATGGCTGTGTCATTGAATATTTGCTATGGGATTCTCCATTAAAATATACAACTGAATACTTTGTTGATGGAACAATATTTACAACAGTTGTTGAAACTATTCCATTTGAAGTTAATGCTGAACTAGAAAATTCTGAGTAGTCATAATCTCCAGCATCCCCTTCAGTTGACAATTCTGACAAACCTACTGAGTATACAGCATCTCCAACCTGAATATCTTTTGCTGCAACCAAACCAGTTGGCGTTCTAATTAGTGTGTCTGCTTCAATACAAGCACGTCCTCCTGGTGAAAAACCAAACGGTGTAAATCCAAATGGTGTAAATCCAAATGCGCCAAATGGTGTAAATCCAAATGCGCCAAATGGTGTAAATCCAAATGGTGTAAATCCAAATGCGCCAAATGGTGTAAATGAAAATGCATCAAACGGTACAAAACCAAATGCACCGAATGGTGCAAAACCAAATGGTGTAAATGAGAATGATGTTACTGATCCTGAAGCAGCAGATGTGCCTGAATTACCGTTAGCGTTAGTTGCATAAACGGTGTATGTTTGTGCTGTTCCCGCTTCTTGCCCTACAGAAACAGATGTTCCCGCCTGTGTTGCTCCCTTGCCATCGCTAGAAGCCCAAGTGTAAGAAGTAATAGCACTTCCACCAGTTGCTGGTGCTGACCAAGAAACGTCGTCGTTTGCCGCTCCACCTTGTGCAGTTGCGCTAGGTGCTGATGGAGTTGCAGGAACTGTTGTTGCAGTTACTGAGCCGCTTGCTGCACTTGCTGCCGATGTTCCATAAGTATTAGTTGCAGTTACTGTAAATGTATAAGCAGTATCACTTGATAAACCTGTAACCCGAATTGGAGAACTCGAGCCAGAAGCGGTGTAACTTCCTGGGGTTGATAAAACTGTATAAGAGGTTGCAGCATTTCTTGGGTCTGCAGTGAAGGAAACATCTACAGCACCATCATTATATGGACGAGCAGTTCCAACATTGGATGCAGAATCAATTGTTGGTGCATATGGCATTAAAAAGTCATTAGCACCTTGCGATTTACGACCACTTCTTTTACTCATAAACTCTTCTCCCCTTATTTATTAATTTTTTTCCTGTCTAACAATTACGCTGAAAGATCTCCAAAGACTACCCAAGAGTTTTCTGCTCTCTTAAATAATGTTGCAGATGACCAACGTGTACGAAGTTTAAGTCCAGGAGTAGCATTTACTGTTACTCCAGCATCGCCAGCAATTGTAACCTGTCCAGTGTTAGTCTGTAGAATATCCAATGTGGTTCCTACTGGATAAGCAACTGCGCTATTTAGTGGGATGGTGATTGTTGTTCCTGATTCTGAACTTACTTCAATTAATGAGTCTCTTTCTGATTCTGCTGAAAGAGTATAAGAAGCAGTCTTTGAAATAATTGGTGTTCGTGAAGGAACGCCTTCTTTTGTTTGTGTTCCGTCTGGGAATACTACTCCAGATGAGGGGGTTACTGTTGTAGCCTCAAGTGCAGCAACTTTAATGTCATCAAGTGACCCTTCTGTAAAATCAATGGTAGTTGTTGGCTCTGTTGTTACGCCTTTAAACAGTTTCCACTTAGCATCAGATGCGTCTCTTACTAATCCTGAGTGTTTTGCTGTTCCATCATTGTATGCAACTACAAGGCCAAGGTCAATCGTATTTGCTGGATTTTCGTGAGCAAGTTGAAGAATATTGTCTTCAACTGTAATACTCGTTGATGATACTGCAAAGGTATTTCCATTTACTGTTAAATTTCCATCTACAGTAAGAGCGTCAACTGTTGTTGTTCCTGTAAATGTTGGTCCTGCAAGATTAGCCTTAAGATCAAGGGCTGTCTGTGTAGCACTTGATACTGGCTTATTTGCATCTGATGTATTGTCAACATCTGAAAGCCCTACCATAGTCTTTGTAACTGCTCCTTCTGCAATTTTTGCAGTAGTTACTGCTGCATTAGCAAGTTTTTCTGTTGTAACAGAAAGGCCACCAAGTTCATTAGTTCCAACTGAGTCATCACTTAAATGTGATTGTGAAATTGCATTGTCTGCAATCTTAGGTCCAGTTACTGCTGCATTTGCAATTTTTGCTGTTGTGACAGAATCAGAAACTGGAGTTCTTTCATCTGAAAGACGTGAATCGTTTGTGTAAACAAGGTTTAGTGTATTTGAAATACCATGTACGCTTGTATTTCCTGATTCATGGTCTGCTAATGAATTAGAAACTGCAACAAGATCTTCGTCATAGACTAGACTAAATACGTTTGAGATACCATGGACATTTGAGGTTGCTGATTCATGACCTGCTAATGAATTAGAAACTACATCAAGATCTTCATCATAGACTAAGGTAAAAGCGTTTATAATACCATGGACATTTGAGGTTGCGTTAGCATGATTTTCAACTGAAGTTTTGACTGCATAATGATCTTGATCAAGTACTGACAAGGCATTATTTGTGCTTGCAATAGAGTTGCTAAGGCTAGAATTAGTATTACTTTGCTGTGTTAAAACATTTTGGATGTTTGCAAGATTTTGAGTAATCGAATTTGCAAATCCTGCGTCATCTCCAATTGCTGCTGCAATCTCATTAAGAGTATTTAGTGTGTTTGGTGCTGCGTCGATAACCGCATCAATTGCATTATTTATAGCAGTAGTAACCTCTGATGAATCAAATACAATGGAGGCATCTACGAAATATTGTAGGCTTGCAAATGCAGTACTTCCATTACCTACTTTAAACTTGTTGGTATCTGTTTCAAAGCCAATTTCTCCTGCGCCCAGTACTGGATTTGCTGCAGCCCATTGTGCTGCTGTACCTCTGCGCTGTTGCATTCTAGTTGCCATTTTTTATTTCCTCCTGGGGGTTATGGGTATAATTATAACAGATTATTTTAGTTAAAATTATCTGTTGCTGTTCCGCCATCATACGTTAATGTCCAAGATGATGTTGATGGTAATCCTGCATCTTGTGGTGTTCCTTGTGGTGCATTATAAAATCCACTACTTATAAATTGGCTGACTATAAAACCAGTTCCATCTATTGCTGTATCGTGAATGTGATCTGGTAGTGTTTGTGTATCATCAATTGTTGCAATTGTAATCCAAGAAC